CGCGTGACGTATCTGTTTGACGGTGTGAATTTGTGGTACGCCCTGCCGTCTGGTCGGGTGCTATGCTACCCGTCGGCATATATTGAAGACGGGTCGGTATCTTACGCTAAGGCGGCGTGGAAACCCGCTGCTGATGCAGTCGAATGGCCGCGAGCTAGGCTATGGGCTGGACTCGCTTGTGAGAATATTACACAGGCGATTGCAAATGATTTACTTCGTGACGCTTTGCGTCGAATCGGGCATACTGTCGTGCTTCATGTTCACGACGAGATTGTGCTGGAAGTGAAAAAAGAAGATGCGGCGGTAGCCGCGCAAGACTTGGAAACCGTGATGTGTAGCGCCCCTGCGTGGGCAGAAGGATTACCCTTAGCGGTTGGTGTATCAACATTAGAGAGATATGGAAAATGAATTTTATTACTTACTTGGAACGTATCGCGCCTGAAGGCGAAAGTATCCTTTTGGTCAAACAAATTGCTAAAGACAACGGTCAGTTTGCATGGCCTGCGTATCTTCCTTCTCGATACGACGGCAAGGGCGCGTGGTATGGTAATACCGCGTCGTTTATCACGTCACGTTTTAAAGATGGTAAACCGTCTGCGAGTGCGGGCAACTGCGAGTACGTTGCTTTTCTCGTGCTTGACGACATTGGCACTAAGAGTCTGCGCCCTCCTATCGAGCCGACATGGATAATGGAAACTTCACCGCAGAATTATCAGTGGGGGTACACGTTTGCTTTAGATGATATGCCAACTAAGGGCGAGTTCAGCGCGGCTATCAAAGCAATCGCTGACGCTGGATATACTGACAGCGGCGCGATTAACCCCGTGCGTAATTTTCGCCTTCCTGCGTCAGTGAATTTGAAGCCTGACCGTGCGTCGTTCAAATCTATTCTCGTGGAGTTTCACCCTGAGCGTGAGTTTACGCTTGACCAAATTTGCTCGGCGCTTGATGTTCACCCGTCTGACGCTGACACGGCGACAGTGCGCCCGATTGCTATCATCGACACAGGCAACGACGATGTGCTGGAGTGGTTGTCTTCTCGTGGCGATATTTTAGAGTCCGCTAACGCTGAGGGGTGGGTGGGCGTTGTTTGCCCTAACCACGCTGAGCATACTGATGGTCAGTTGATGGGCAGATACCACCCACTTAACCGCGCTTACTGTTGCTTTCATGGGCATTGCTCGTTGTGGGACAGCCGTACTTACCTCGCGTGGGTAGCTGAGATGGGCGGGCCTAAGCACTCACATGGTCTTCGTGAGGAAATACTCGCGGAGGTGATGCACACAGCGATTGGCAAACTCGAACCGTCTGATATGTTCAGCACTGACGCGGCGGCTATCATTGCAGAAGTCGAACAAAAGGAAATCGCGCGGCTTGAAAAGGCGGAGTGGTATCAACGCTTTGCGTATGTCATGTCTGACGATTCCTACTTTGATTTGCAAAACCGTCGTGAATTCTCACGTCAGACGTTCAACGCCGTGTTTCGTCATGTGTCGTGCAAGAGTATTCACTCTGACCGTAAGATAGAAGCCGCCATGAGCTTTGACGAGAATCGTCAGGTGATGGGCGCTAGAGTGCTGGCAGGTATCACCTTTGCCGCTGGTGACTCGGTAATTGCTATGCGTGATGGTGAATTATATGGCAACCGATGGCGCGACGCTCGTCCAGATTCATCTCGTGGCGGAAATTTGGGTGGCGATATATCCTTATGGCTTGACCACTGTAAATCGCTTGTTCCTGACGAGCGTGAGCTGGAACACATTTGGAATTACATGGCATTCAAAGTGCAGAATCCACGCGTTAAGATTAACCACGCTATTCTTCACGCGGGTGGTCAAGGTATCGGTAAAGATACGATGTATGCCCCTTTCATTTACGCCGTGTGTGGACCTCACTTGCGCAATTACTCACTCATGTCTACTGATACCATTCAGTCCGCGTGGGGCTATCATTTAGAAGCAGAGGTTATTGTTATTAATGAGCTTAAAGAAGCAGACAGCGCCGCCCGTAGAATGCTTGCCAACAAACTTAAGCCCGTCATTGCCGCGCCGCCTGAGATGCTGTCTGTTAACCGTAAAGGCCTTGCCCCCTACAATCTTGTGAATCGTCTTGCCGTGCTTGCGTTCTCTAATGACCGTGTGCCGTTGTCACTTGAATCGGGCGACCGTCGTTGGTTTGCCACTTGGAGTACGGCGGAGCGTCTTGCGCCGCAATCAGCTACCGCTATATGGAAATGGTTTAATGACGGCGGTGGGTATGACCTTATTGCCAACTGGCTGTTCTTGCGTGATGTGTCTGCGTTCAACCCTGCTGCGCCTGCGCCTATGACAGACTTTAAAATGTCACTGGTGCAGAATAGTCTGTCCGCTGTTGAGTCGTCGCTTCTTGACATGATTACGCATCGCACGGGCGAGTTTGCATCCGGTGTGATTGCCTCTCCCTTTCAAGCCATCTGTGAACGCGCCGCTATGTCGTTTGGCAGTAAGCAATTTCCGCCTGCTGCGCTATTTCATGCACTCGAAGAAGCCGGTTGGGTAGATAAGGGGATGTGTACCTCGCGCTCGTCTAAGACTAAGAAACACATTTTCTGCGCACCTGAAAACGCGCACATGAGCAAGTCTGCGCTGCGTGATTTGGCAGAGCAGAAACCTGTTGCAAAAGTTGTAGCGATTAAGTAGACTAGTTGCAACAATTCTCTCTAATTGTTAGTTCATGTGTACTTAAAGTGTTCCCCAATTATCGGCTCGGATGATTGGGGAATTTTTTTGCCATTTGGTTTCGTGGCAAAAATTTGCAAATCGTTTCGTGGCAAATTTTTGACGTTCATTAGATTTGAAATCCTAAGCATTCCCAAATTTGAAAATCCGACCTTATCAAATAACCATCAAATAAGATTTTGCGCAGTTGTTTACGCGTGATTTTACGCCCGCGCTTGTCATTGTATAGGGCGTTTTTATAGCCTTTATTGGCTTGCTGCAAGCTGATTGAATGTTAGGCAATACTAGGGTATTGCTTTAAATTGTTTTGCACTATAGCTGCCATTGTAGGCCGTTAAATGGTAGGCAATAAAAAAGAGCTGTTTAAGCTCTTGCTATTGTTTGAGGCAATAAAAAAGGGCGGTTGTTAGCCGCCCCTTTGTTTAGCTTTCTAGTAGTATCGCCAAAACGGCAAACTTTACCAGTATTAAAAATATTATTATCATTTTGTTATTCCTAAGGTTGAAATAAAACAATTAATTCCGCTACGAAAATTACGGTAAAAATTGTCACCGCTATGCTACCCATAACCACGTCATAAAAATTTTTCATTACAGCGCCTCACTAATTGAAAATATATAGCTAGATTTGTCCAATTTGTACTCTTTAACGTTTGCATATCGCGCCGTTAAACGTAATCGACCTTTGACGCGATATAAATCTTTAAATATCGCAAGGGCCTGTCGGTAGCTGGTAGCCTCAACTCTATAATTGAATAATTCGTCGTCATTTATTAAATATGTTTTCATAATATTAATTCCAACTATCAACGTAAATTTTCACGCCTTTGATGATGATATAGCATGAGCCAATGTTAGAGTAGCAAGTTTCATAAACGCGATATTCCCTGTTGCCTACTAAAGCTTTTTTGCCGGTGTTTAGTTTGCGACCGTAGCCGGTAGCAGTTTGCATTAGTCCGCGAGTGTGATACCACATTGGCGCGTCGATAAAATCTAAGTATATTGTCTTATTCATTTTGTTAGCCTTTATTTTTATTAGGTGCAAAATTACACCGCATAACGCGCTATTGCTAACGCGCTATACACTGGAATTTACGCGTTCCATGCCTTGCAAGCGCGTCGGCTTAGATAATACTCCGCGCTGCTATCTGATAGTTGATATTCTTTTAACATTACCCGCGCCTCTTTTATAGTGTCAAACGCGTCAATAGTTTCAAGATAACCCGCGCTTTTACGTTGAATGTAAATCATAACGCCACCTTTGACGCGTCAAAACAAAAGGAATAACCACGCCCGTCCGCGCTGACACCATATCTCATATTGTCTAAATTCCAATCAAGTTTGTTTTTCTCTATTAAGGCTTTAACAGCTTGAAAATGGCAGTCAACGCCGCTCAGCTCGCTTGGATATGAAATAGTCGCTTGAAAACCTTTAAAGTCGCCATGAGCTGCGGTATAGGCTTTAATTCTGCTACCACGTGAATTTGAAACAGGTAAATATTTAGTGTGAATTGCAATCATTTTAATATTCTCTCTCTATTGTTAGTTGGTTGCGCGGCCAGCTCGCGACCGCGCGTTAATGTTAATGTTAAATGAATCTGATTTTAAATTTTAAGTTATCGATTACTAATATTTCATTAGTGTGTAGCATTGCATTTAACGTGCTGCTAATTGCCAGGATTTCACTTGTTGTTACGCGTTCGAATGTAATTGTATTTTTATCGCTATCAAACGCGGTAGCAGATAAATTTTGAGCGAGTAAAGCGGTGTATATAGCTAATGTATTCATGTAGGCAGTCTCTCTATAGTGTGGTCAGTGTAAGCAGTCGCCAATATTGACGACTTGCAAAACAATATACAGCAATAAAAAGTAAATGCAATACTTTTTGTTACAAAAGGTGATTTGTAGGTGGTGTGTAGGTGGTGTGTAGGCAGTAAATTATAAATGGACTGCCTACGCGGGAGGCAGCGCCCTGCTTGGCTTGGCGAGAGGTGTAGGCAGTGTGGGTAGTGTATTTATTATATAGAAAAAGTTATAATATATACCATAATAATAATAAGGTTATTAAATAATATATATAAAGACGTGCGGCAAAACGACTGCCTACATTGCCTACAATCGCGCAAAACCGCGCCACCATTGGGCGGAGGCGTAGGCAGTCACCCTGTTTTTAACTGCCTACATATACCCACGCGACTGCCTACAAATAAAAAGCGCAATGCTGACCACCTCAGGCTGACCACCTCAGGCTGACCACCTCAGGCTGACCACCTCAGGCTGACCACCTCAGGCTGGTGTCATATGATAGGCTATACCTTGTAAGCCTTATAAATCAAGGGCTTAGCGTTTATCATATCATTGATGAATTGTACTGGATAGCCCTGCAGCCCGCGTATTTCGTGGCTTGCAGCGATAGGGGGGGTGTCTTTTGAGAAAAAAAGCGCAGGCGGGGAGGACTTGACAAGACGACTGGCGGGGGCATTATCTCCAACGTTTGCATTTTTCCTATACTATTTGCATTTTCCATATATACCGTCAAATAAATGTCAAATAAATGACGCATAGGGGGGGGTGTTCATTTTCAAAGAGGGCGCAAAAGATTCACAGACAAAAAAGCCGTTTCCATATATATTATAAATAATTTTTAACAAGCTAAGGATTCATGCGACCATGCAATCATTTCCATATTCACCAAGAGAATTAAAAGTTACAGAGGCGCGTCTGAGCGCAATTTACGAAGCGTCTGCGCTAGGGCTAAAAGGGGACAAGCTCGCGCTTGCGGCAGGGCTACTTCCAAGCGAGTATCGGCAGTTGTGCCAACTCGACCCAAACGTTGAGCTGATGGCGATGAAGGGGGCCGCTGACGCAGAGGCGCAAATGGCACGGGTGCTAAAAGAAGCTGCGCTAGGGGGCGATACAAAGTCGGCGTTAGCGATTCTTCAAAATGTACACGGGTGGGCAAGTGCTAAGGAGCAGAATAAGGTGGCGTTTGGCATCACTAACGCGGACGGTACAGCGGCAAGCCTTGTCATAGGGTGGGAATCATGAAGGTTGTCATCCCCTACAAGCCAAGAGATGTGTTTAAGCCGCTACACGCGAGAAAAGAAAGATGGGCGGTTGTGGTCGCTCACAGAAGGGCGGGCAAGTCGGTAGCGTGTATTAACGAATTGATAAAGTGTGCTTGTACAGACGCCAGCGGAGATGGTAGGTATGCCTACATCTGCCCATACTACTCACAGGCAAAACAAGTAATCTGGGATTATTGTAAGACGTTTACAAAACCCATACCCAACATAAAGGTGAACGAAAGTGAATTACGACTCGATTTTCCAAACGGGGCGCGTATTCAGTTATTTGGTGCTGACAATCCTGACAGG